CACAGGTCTTTTTTTTTGCATTTTTAATCTCCTTCCTGCTCTATTGCTTTACTAAATAAATTAATAGAGCTATTAATATAATTACAGTTATTGCTGATATTTTTTCTCTTACTGTAGTTTTATTTATTTCTAGCAGTAAATAAAAATTTTTGAAATTGAATTTTCTTCTCATAAATGTTATAATAATGGTATTCCAGCGAGGGGGGGATTAACCCCTCTGCTGAAATTTGATGATGAGCTTGAAAATTATGATGTTGACCTCGACAGTAACTTCTTTAATTTCCAAGCTCTTTTTTTTGTAGAACTTGACCATTATTTTTTTCACCTCCTTTCCTTTACACACATAGTATACCCTATTCTTTTCTAAAAGTCAAGTACTTTTTGAAAATATTTTTTGAAAAGTTGTTATAAGTATCTATTTTACTGAATAAAATTAATGAAAATATTTTTTGTTTGAAATTTTTGAAAAAAAGATAAAACTATTGAAAAAGATTAAAAAATGAGGTATAATATATACAAATGTGAAAAAATAACAATAAAATAGATTTTTTGAGATATATTTTTAAAATATAGTGCATAGTTATTTTATATAACAAAAATGCTTAACTCTAAAAGTCCACAGTGGGGACATAGTCACAGTAATGTGATTGTGTCCTTTTTTTATTTTCATCATATTTAATCATATTTTAATTCAAAAAAGAGTTTAAAAAATAACAAGAAACGGTTGAGGTTGGAGGGAAAGCAAAAACATTTAAGAATATCTAAAAAAGGGGGAGGGGTATTTGAAGATGTATGGATAATCAGAGAGAAAAGATAAGAGCAGAATATGAGGACGGAGCAGGAGCGAAGGAACTCGCAGAGAAATACAATATAAAAGATAGCACTATCAGAGTGTGGGCGAAAAGATATAAGTGGAATAAAAAAAAACAATGTAACGCTATTAAAAAAAAACATAACAATGTAACGTTACAAAAAAAAGAAACGTTACACGTTACAAAAAAAAACGTTACAGAAAGTCAAAAAAGAAATATCGTTGAAAAAGTTATTAACGAAGAAGAAAAGAAAATAAGAGTCACACAAAAATATAGCATTTATAAAAAATTAACAGAAAAAGAAAAAGAATTTATAAGAAATTATTTTGCTTGTAAATTAAATGTAAAGCTAGCAACTTTACAAAGCGGTTACAAAGATTACACGACTGGATATATGCTTTTGCGGAAAGAAAAAATAAGAAAAATAATTGACAGAATCAGAAAAACATTTGTTGCATCTGATCCGTTGTTGATAGATCCAAATTACATTAACGAGGAGCTTTTAAAAAATCACTTGATGGCAAACGGAACATTAAAACAAAAACAAGCGGAAGTTGTCGAAAAAAAGATTAAGAAGCCTGTTGTTGTTGATTTGGACGGTAAAAAAGTCGTGAAATATGAAGAATTTACAGAAGCGGAAATTGTGGAATACGAAGCGGCAATAACGGACTTAAGAGCTAGTACTCAATCTTTACAATTGTTAGCAAAATTAAAAGGCTTTGACAAACCGCAGGCGGAAGAAAACAAGGAAGAAAAAAATCTCGTTGCATTATTGCAGAGCATAACGGCGGAAGTGGATGCTGATGAATAAACTGAACAAAAAACAAATTAACATTTTAAAAGTTTTTAGAAAAGAACAGCCGAGAATCACGATTTTACACGGTGCGAAACGATCAGGGAAGACTTTCTTAAATAACTTATTGATGTTGTCTCATATTTCGCATTTTTATAATCAAAACGTTAATTTTATTATCGTTGGAGCAACAAGCGGAAGTATTTGGCGTAATGTCTTAAATGACTGGGAAACAATGCTGGAAACAACGTTCAAACTCAGTAAAGATGGGAGTTTTAGGCTTTTTGGAAATAACATTTATATTTTCGGTGGGGAAAAGATAGACAGCTGGAAAAAGATGCGTGGAATGACAAGCCACGGAACGTATATAAACGAAGCTACAGCATTACATAAAACATTTATTGAGGAAGCATTTTCAAGGACTTCAGGGCAAGGGGCTAAGATTTTTATTGACACAAACCCCGACAATCCTAGCCACTTTGTCAAAAAAGATTACATTGATAAAGCAGGGGAACGCTTGGAAAATGGTAAATTGAACATACTTTCAGAACATTTTAGACTTGATGACAATGAATATCTCATAAATAACAGCCCGGAGTATGTCGAAAGTATCAAAAAGACTACTCCAACTGGTGCAACATATGACAGAGATATTTTAGGACTTTGGGTAGCACAGGAAGGAATAGTTTTTGGAGGGTTTAGCGAAAAAGAAAATGTCGTTGAAAGTATTGAAAACATTAGCTTTAAAGAATTTTACTTTGGAATTGACTGGGGTTACGAACATTACGGAACTCTTGTGGTTATTGGTGTTGATTATGATGATATTTACTATATTATCGAAGTAATTGCAAAACGGCATAAATATTTTGAGCCGTACTGGAAACCAAAAATACTTGAGAAATACAGAGAATACAAACCTTCAAGAGTATTTTGTGACGGTGCAAGAGTTGAGTATGTAAACGGATTAAATGACGCTGGAATATATGCAGAAAATGCGAAAAAGGATGTAAAAGAAGGAATTGACTTGGTCGGTGCGATGTACAAAAGAAATGTTTTAAAAGTAGTCAGAAGTGCATTTAAAGGCAGATTTGAAGATGAAATATATAGCTACGTATGGGGCAAAAATGACGAGCCAGTCAAGGAAAATGATGATGTGATGGATTCGGTGCGTTATATCATGTACAGTCTGAAAAAGAATGAAGGCGGTATTGCTTATCTCTTTAACGACTAAGAAAAGGGGGAAACTGGATGGATGAAAAACAGCGGAAACGGATAAAGAACTACTATAACAGAACACAATATGACAGTTCTAATTTTAATGACAATACACCGAATTTATTCGACGAAACAATAGAGATATTTAATCCTGTTAAAGATATTACAAAAGCCCTTATTTCCGCGGCTATCAAAGACTTACAGACAAAAAAAGAGGAACTTCAAAAAGTTTGGGATTTTAATAAAATGCAGGCGTTCAGCAAAAAGATCTGTAAAGAAATGTATTTGCAGGAAGTCGTATTTGTTGAAGCAATAAGAACTCAAAATGATGAAATAATCTATATTTTGCATGAAATAGATAATATAGAACATATTGAACAGTTTGGGGAGCTGATACAGTTCAAAATTGACGGAGAATACTCATATTTTAACGAAAAAGGCGAAGAGCTCACAGTTTCATTTTCTCGTGAATATAAAAAGCTTGAAAATGGGAAAGTGAAAAAAGTTGAAATAATCGATAATCAAGTTTTTGAAGCTCCGTTCATGCTCGATAAAATCCCAGTTGTTAAATTTAGAACTGATTCAAATATAATCGAAGCTTTAAATATTATTGACAAAATTAATGTAATTGAGGCTTATATTCATAATGTTTTAGACATTCACGGAGATCCAATAATCCATGCTGGAAATGTTGGAAAATTTGCGGATATTAACGGAAATGAGCAGGAAAAGAAAAATGCCGAGGCGTTAGAAAATTTCAGGTTTAAGAAAAAAAGGTTTATTTACACAAAACCTGGAGAACAGGCTGCATTCTTTAAATATATAGAACTTTCAAAGCCTCTAATTTCAGAAATGCAGACAAACATTGAAAGACTTGAAAAAAGATTGTCAAACTTGTTCCCTGAATTTCTACTCGTAGACACTAAGACTCAAAACGTTTCGCAAGAAACGTACAGTATGAAAAATAACGGGCTTAGAACCAAAATTCTTTCATTCAGAACGGACTTTTTAAAAGGACTTGTTGACTTAGATAATTCGGCTTTGGAGCTGATGGGAAGAGTGTCAGATGCGACAGAGGATGATTATACTTATTTAGATCCGTTCGAAGAGGCGGAAAAGCTTTCAAGATTAACAACAATTGAGAAAATGGCAGATGTTATTGCAAAGCTCAAAAACATTGATGAAGAAATGGCACTAAGTGACAAGATAAACTCCTTGACTGCTGAAGTGACAGAAGAGCTTGAGGGAATGTATGAGTAAGAAAGTTGAACTCAAATGGGATTTTAAAACTGAAGAAAAGCTTTTTAAGATATTCAGAAAACTGAATTTTTCTAAGCTTAATCGTAAAACGTTAAAAATGCCCTTTAAAGAGATTTTAAAAACTTTTATGAACTTTAGTATCAATTTAGAAAAAAAGTACCGTAAAACTAAAAATATTGATGTCAAAAAGCATTTAACATTAGCAACAAGACAGCTAAACGAAATAACGGAATGGCAACAGAAAATGAAAGAATTTGTTGCAGAAAACAAAGATAATACAGACTTAAGAAGAAAACTTAAGAATAACGCAAAATTCAGAGCTAGAAACATGAAAGGCAACTATTACAAAGACTTCTTAAAAGAAATAGTTGCAGAAGATTCTGAATATTTCAGATGGAACACAATGGGAGATGAACGTGTAAGACCTGAACATCAGGATAGGGATGAAGAAGTTTATAAATATGATGAAGCAGACCTTCTTCCTGGCGAAGACCCTGGTTGTCGTTGTTGGGCTACCGCTTATTTTCCAGATGATTTTGAATAAAAGAAAAGGGAGGAATATATGTATTTAAATTATTTAAGAAGAATTTTAAAAGACAAAGAGCCTGAAGGTGGTAGAACAGGTGGAGAAGGTGGAAAGCCTGATTTAACAGTTGAAGAGTTAAAAAATAAAATAGCTGATCTTGAAAATCAGGGAACAGCTAAAGATGGAGAAAACTCTAAATTAAAAAAAGACCTTGAAACGTTACAGAAAAAGCTCTCTAAACTTGAAAATGAGGGCAAAACAAAAGAACAGCTGGACAAAGAGGAAAAAGAAAAGGTTGAAAAGGAGCTTCAGGAAAAGACAAATGAAATTAATTTAATGAAACTTGAAATTTCAAAAACTAAACTTGTCACAGAAAATAAAATAAGTGAACATTTCACGGATCTTATAATACTGAATCCTGAAATGACTGAAAATGATTTAAAAACTGCAGTTGAAACAGTAGCAAAAAAACAGGAAGCATTTAAAAATGATTTGTTAAAAGAGTATTCAATAACAAAAACAGCAGAAGGTGTATTTAAAACAGGAACTGAAAATGATTTTGTTGATAATATGCTTGAAGAAAGAGAAAAAACTGATACTGATTTAACAAAATTTATGAAATAAGGGGGAAATTAAATGAAAAAAAGAGCAGTAATGCACAGGGAACATTTAAATGTTGTAGTTAGAGGAGCAAAAGCCGATTTTGCTAATCAGTTAATAAAAGAAGGTGTAAGTTTATTTTTACCTGCTGGAACACTTTTAAAAAGTAAAAATAGTTATGATTTAAGGGAAAAGAGCGATTTGATGTTGCCAATAGCAGTTACTGAAAAAGCTGATGGAGTTCTAGTCCATGATGTTGAATTTAAAGACTGGGAAATGGAAAAACCTTTGACAGTAGCTATTGAGGGGATAGTTTACTTGGACAAAATAATAGAAGTTGGGAAAGAGTATAAAACACCATTAACAGTTACAAAAGACAGATTACCAGCGGGTGTAACATACGTTTATAAAAACAGAAAATAATAAAAAAGGGGGAAATTGAGGATATGAAAGGATTGACAGAAATCTTTAAGGCTAGTGCCTTAAATAAATATTATGCAGGAGTAAAAGGAGAAACATTAGCGGAGACAATGTTTCCAATGGCTTATAATAATGACTTTGATTTAAATGTAATAAACGGGATAGGAAACGGTGCAGTTGAAGTTATTCAGTTTTCAAATTTTGACGCTGATATATTAGCTAGAGATTGGGGTTACAGAACACACACAAAGGAAGGAAAGGAATTTTTTAGGGAGAGAATGGTAATTCCTGAAAAAGAAAGAATGACTTTATTTCAGTTTTTAAACTCTAAAGATGAAACATTAATACAAAGTTACATTGCACAATTATATGAAACTTTTGCTGGAAAAAACGGTTTCTTGGCATCAGTCAGAGCATTAGCGACTTATACAGTTTCTCAGTTACTTTCAACTGGAAAAGTTACTTATATAGCTGAAAATGGTGGAGGAAGAACAGCAGACTACAAACTGTCGGCAGACTTAAAAGAAACGTTGACAAGTACAGCTGTATGGAGTGCAGCAACATCTGATCCGTTGGAAGACCTTAACAGATGGAGAGAAAAGCTTGAAAGTAAAGGTAAAAAAGTTGAAATAGCTCTGATGAATAAAAATACGTTCAATAAGCTAAAAAAACATGCGGCGGTAGTTAAATTGGTTACTGATGCAAAATTGTCTCCTTCAAAAGCGAATATACTGGATAAAATAGAAGAAATGACAGAATTAAAAGTACTTATATGGGATGAAAAGATTTCAGTAAATAAAACTGAAAGAAATGTATTCCCTGATAATGTTGTCACATTAATTCCAAACGGAGTTTTGGGGAAAATGGAATACGGTCCAACTCCGACAAAGGTTGATAAACTTTCAGGAGTAGCTAGTGGTAGAGATATTGTAGACATCAAAGGAACATATGCACCTTTAGAAGTTGCAGCAATAGGAAAACATTCAACAGTAACCAATGTTGAAATAGTTATTGAAGCAATGGTAGCACCAAATCCAACAATAATGGATTCAATGTTTATAGGAACAGTAGGATAAAAGGGGGAAATAAATGGCAAACGGGAAAAAACAAGCAGAGTTAGAAAACGATACAACTACAGAAAATACAGCTATAGAGAATAATACAGGGGCAGAGAATACAGCTGCTCCTACTGAAGAAAATATAAAAATAATTGTACTTTCTCCATTCTTTGATAGCAAAAGACATGAAATTGGAGAAGTTCTTGAAGTTTCTAAAGAATATTTTGAAGAACTGAAAGAAAAGAATTTAGTGGTTGAAAGGGAAGAATAGAAATGCTTGATCTTGATGAAAGAATAGAAAAAGCTAAAAAAACAGTACCTGAAATAATGGAATATGACATTGAGGTTGTCAGAAATTTATATAAAATAGTCTTTGAAAAACATTCAGAGGAAAAGCATGAGTTATTAAGAGTTTATCTTTTAGGTTATCTCTTAACAATGAATGAAGAACTGAATTTTGAAGAGATACAGATTTCAAATGTGGTCTTAAAAGAGGGGGCAGGTAATAACAATCCATATTTCAGAATGTATACAGAATTATTAAAACTGATGGGAGTAGATGAAAATATTCCCACAGTTGGAATAATTTAAGGGGGAAAAAAATGATTTTAAGAAATAATGAAAAAGTGGAAATTTTACTGGTAGATTTTAATCACATTCTTCTTAAAACTGGAGACAATGAACTTGAATTGTCTCCTAGAAGGCTTGAAATAGCTTTGAATGAAATTAAGGATAGAAAACTTAATATTGAAGTAATTGAAGAAGAAACAAGTGAAAAGAGAGGAAATACGAATGCCAGTAAGATTGAAAATAAAGGAAAAGCCACAGAATAAGAAATTTATGGAGTTTTTGGCAATGCCAAAACAGACAATAAAGGTCGGAACAAACATAAATTATGGAGTTAATGGGAATTTTAATGCTTATGGTTTATCAAATGTTTTAGAAAGTGGATCCAGTAGAGGAGTACCAGGATGGCACTATAACGAAAAAGCATTTGAGAAATTTAAGCCAACAGGCGAAAGACTCTTTAAATCTGGCATAAACAACATCATAAAAGGTGGCTGGAATATTGATTCTATGTTGAATCAAATTGGAATAGAAGCTGCTACGCAATATAAAAATATGATCGAAGAAATAAAAAGCCCAGGTAACGCACAAGCAACAATTGATAAAAAAGGATTTGACAATCCAATGATTGAAACAGGATTCTTTAAATTTAATATTTCTGCTCAAATAAATGGGGGTAGAAATGTGAGGTAAGAATGGACAAAAAAATATTAAAGGCAATAAAGAAAACCACTAAAGTGATAAAAATGTTTGAACAGGATGTAGTATTACTTTCTGAAAACAAAAAACCTAGATTTGATGAAAAAGGTAAATTAATCAAAATGCCTTCTGAAATAAAAATCAGGATGGCAATAATGACACCTAAAAACAAATATTATCTTGATGAAACAATGAGAGGAACTTCATTATCTAACATAAAGGAAGGGTATTACATTCTGAAAGAAAACGATGACTTTAAAATAACTGAAAATTCTTTGCTAAAGTGCAAAGATACAGTTTATAAGGTTATCAAAGTTGAAGAGAACTACGGAATATTTTTGAGAATGGAGTTGAATATTGATGACAAGCGGGATTAAAGATGAACTGATTGAAGATATTCAACGGATCTGCAAAAAGTTTGGAATAGAAATAGCAATTGATGACTATGATAAAGATGAACTGACAGCGGAACAGTATGACAGTTTAAAATTTCCAGTTGTTTTTTACAACATTTATCACAAAAATGTTTCTCAAATAGATTTTGAGAATGATAAATACAGATATGATGAAGGAATGGAAGTAATACTGACTATGGAAAGCAGAGAAGACACGGATTTGTTTAATATGCTTTATTTATTCCTTGTAAACATGGATGCAACAAATGAATACTTTGGGGTTAGAAAATATAAAAGAAAAATAAGGGATGTTTTCAAATTACAGGAAACAACTTCTTATTTTAAAGGAAGAAGGTATTTAAAGAAAGTTCTGCAGTTTACATATTATGCAGAACACTTGATAAATAAAAATTTTAATTAGAGGGATTATAAAAGGGGGAAAAGATGGCAATAGAAATAAATGATGTGAATATGCTTAATGACATTCAGATAAAAGCAGAAAATAACAGAAGATTTTTTTCTGATGTAAGAAGCATATGTTTTTTTACGAAAGATTTTGCAATAGAGCCAACTTTCATAACAAAACCACAGGATGTTATTGATTTGAAAGTCGCTGGATTAGATGAAAATCATGAGTTTTATAAGCTTATCCAAAGTGCATACAGTCAGCCTTTCACGCCAGTTGTGGTTGTTATTTATGGAAATAATACAGCTGATACGTTCACAAAGCTTATTGAAACATATAAAAAACACGAAAAAGCATTTGAAGTTACTAACTGGGTTACAAATATGGATG